AATGGAAATTATTAGCGTGTTCAGACATATCATAATCTATAAATGTTCTTAACTTATGTAATCTATCTGACAGTATTTCTGTTGATTTATTTTTATCAAAATCGGGTTTATGAATCATATCAAATACCATAAATGTAGGATTTTCAATTTGATGGTCTTTACGTCTAAGTTGTTTCATTACACCTTGAAAATCTTCATTACCATCTTTATCTATTAAACAAATTTCACCATCAAACACAGTATTGGTTATATTAGTTGCTTCGATTCCTTCTTTTACTTTATTTAATGTAGTAAATTCTTTACCCATTCTACTGTATAAAGTACACTTACCTACTTCATCTACAATTGCTAAACAACGTACACCATCTAATTTTCTAGATGCGTACCATGTTTCATTTACATTTTCACCAAACGAAGCCAATTTTGGTTCGTAATTTTGGGCTAATGCAACATTAAATTCTGGAATTAAATTTGGAAATGCTTTATTAATTACTTTAGCACCTGTTCTGATTTTTAAATCTTTATCTATAATATTATAAATTAATTCAGAATCAGTACGTGGATAGTTGGTTGCAAATCTATTTACTAATTTAATTGCATCGTGTCCTGTAACTTCCCTTGTATTTAATTTGTCTAACAATTCAAACAAATCAAGTGCCAAACCATGTCCACATAAATCATTATTTTTAATACATGTTTTACCTGTAACATGATATTGTTTAAATGGATTGTAAGTGTATTCTAGTACTTTTTGAATAAATTCTGATTGATTTTTTAGTATTTCTACTTTTTCTAAACTACTACTTGTAGCTTGCATTTGATCGATAAATTCTCTTAATTCTCGCATATCTTATCTTTACGGTTTAACCGTAATGTACAAAAAAGACCTGGGGGCTCCAAGTCTTTCTTTATAAGTTTAAATTGTTTTTACCATTTTTTACAGCTCCAATATCTAGCCATAGTTTTGGGTCCTGGATTATTACAACGATGTCTTGCTCTAAATGCTTTTCTTCGTTTAGGATTTGATTTTCTAATTCTCATGGTAGGTCTTTTAGCTGAAGTTCCTCCGTGTCCGAAGTTAACCTTTTTTACTTTAATAGATCCGTCAGCATTTTTCTTACCTGAATTAACATAAACCTTAAATTTTTTAACATCACCTCTCATAGGTTTGTTTAATTGTACTGTTTTGCCTTTGTATTTTGCTTCTGTGATGTTTTCATCAATAACATCCATTTCTAATACTTCTTGGATTGACATTTCAATTTCGTCTAAATCTTCACCATCATCAACTATATGTTTTTGAATTAAATGTTTTAAATCTACTTTAAAGTTTGTGTCAGGATCTATAGTAATGTCATCTCCATCAGGATCAGCATTTTCACCTTGCATTTGGCCTTTACAAACTTTAACTGCTCTACCAGACAAGTAAGCTGATGACTTTTCTCCAGCACGCATACGTTTTTGTCTGTATGCTTCGCCTTTTTTACATAGTTTTTCAACCATGCTTACCATTTCTTCTAAATTTAAATGTTTCATTTTTTCAATTTTACTTTAGCTGCCTTGGTGTTTTTAACAAATTGCTTGTCGCTTGCTGTTTTTTTCCTAGCAGTTGCTTTACGTTGGGCTTTTGTAAGAGATTTGGCTTTAGCTGCAGGTAAACAACGTTGTGTTTTTTTACCTTTAGGCATTGTACCACAGTCGCCTGCTATATTACCTTGGGTGTCAATACGTTTCCATTTTTCTTTTTTAAACCAATTACGTAGGTTTTCTCGAATAATTTTACGTAGTATTTCTTTTAACTTAATACTCATATTAATCCATCATGCCAAACAATACTTGAGTAATTGCTTGTCGTTTGTATGAACTGTCATTTACTACTTTGTCAAGTGGAATGTCTGGAAATGCTTTAGCTAATTGCATTAAGATTTTTTCTGCTTTAGCACTTGGATCACTTACTGAATCTTCCATTCCTGCAGTACCTTGTACGTCAGGGTTGTCCTGGAATGTTTCTTTGATTGTTTCTTTAATGAATGATCTTAGTTTTTCCATTTCTGATTCTTGTCCTGCTGGTTCGTTTCCTACTTTTCCGTCTTTACCGTACCCACAAGTACCTTCTGCGGTTGTGTCTTCGCTAATCAAATTAGTTAATTTCATTTTGTTTTCTGTTAATTGAGAATCAGCACCTATGACTGTAACTCCTTGTTGTTTTAATTGAAATGTAATGTTTCTAAATTCGTATTCATCCATGTCGGGAAATGCAATTACAAAAAAACCACCTTCTCGATCAGTTGAAATTATTTCGTATGGAACTTGTTGTCCTAACTTTTTCATTCCACCAGGAAAATATTCATTAGACAAATAACCTAATGTTCTTCGTTTTTGTTTTAATGGTATTCCCAGTGTGTACATAAATTGTTTTATAATAAATATAGAGAGGGACTAGCTCCTCAACTAATCCCTTCCTAAATGTGAACGTAACCTAATTAAAACGAGGATAAAATTGACTGAGGGTATTAATTATTGGATTTTAAGTGATTTTGGCTTTGCTGATTTTGATAATGGAATCAAAATTTTAAGTAATCCATTTTCTAAACTTGCATTTGCCTTAGTTAAGTCAAATCGTCGAGCGATTTTCCAACCTAAATCAAAACTACTTTTTTTAACTCCTCTATAATGATAGTGAGCGGACTCATTTACTAAGTCTTTTTTATTGTATGATACTTTTAAAATATCATCTTCGATGTCTACTTCAACGTCGGTTTTGTCTAAACCAACACAAGCAACTTCTAATGTTAATCCTTCATCATCTTCCCAAATGTCAACGGGGTGATTTATTTTGTTGTGATTTACTTTGTCGAACTGTGAATCTTGTTCGAAGAAATTTTTGACCAGAATGTCAAACGGGGTAAGTGTAAAATGTGTCATTTTTGTTTAATTTTTTGCTCCCTAGGGTAGCGGTTATAAAATATTGATTTTCTTACGATAAATCAGTCAATTTGAGATACATATTATCATTTCCAAAAAACCTGAATACAGACTAAAAGAAGTGACAAGGCTAAACTTACTACTGTTTTACTGTTGATTCCTTCTCCCATAAACATGGCTGTGAATAGGGCAAATGAAATTATACCGACTGCAAAACCTATAAATCGTCCTGGCCAAAGTAATTCATCAAAGGCAATAAATGAATATTTAGTAGCTTCGATATATAAATAGCTTACTGGAACACCAAACAAACATAATATTAGAGGATTTAATTTAAACCATTCCCACACAAATTGACCATTTAATTGAAACCAAGTCATTAAGTGGGCTGCAATAAAATACAGTATGGTTAGTGTTAGTGCATTACTCATATTTGGACATTTTTTGCATAACTTTCTCGTCGTTAAACTTATTACTATTACGTTCCACTACGTGGTATGATTTTATAGCTACCTCCGTTTTAAGCCAAGCTTCTTTAACTGAATCGCTGTGTGGTATCATAGACACTTTATTTAATTGGCTGTTAAAACGGTCTAATTCATAATCTGAATCGCAGTATTCTGTTTGGTCAAAATTAAAACCATTAATTACATTTCCGATTTGTAAATTACATATGTCACGACCATTTTCGGTTGCAACATAGTATTTACCTTCACTGTCCATTAATGTTTTGGCATTTGGGTATTTTTTGGTGATTTTTTTCTTAGCTTCTAGAAAGCGTTCTTTTGATATATTACTTACTTTCATAGTATTCTTTTTCGCTGGCGTCTTGTTCATTAAAAATCTCTTCCTTTTGGTTGTCGGTTAAACTATTCCACCACGCATCATATTCGACTGTGTTTTGTTCTATTTCTTCCATTCGTTGCTCATGACAACCACATGCTTGTCCACAACAATAATCGTCATCAAGATATTGATTTTGCATTTCGTCTTCTGCTCTTTGTCGTTCGTCTAAGAACTTTTCCTTCATTTTTCCCATGTTGTGTTTTTATTTTAATGTATGAAATTAATTTTGGACAGCCAACTGTTTTTTGACTTTTTCCCAATATCTTTTTGTAGATAATTTTTGTAAACCTCGAGGACCACCATTCCAACATCTAGCTTTTTCTTCTGGTGTTTGTAGATTGTAGTGATGACAGTAGATTTCAAACATTTCAATTGATTTTTGTCTGTTCCATCTGTCTTCGATGTTAAATCGTTTGTTTGATTTTCGACGTTTAAGGATTCTGTTAACGTCTTTTACCATTGTGCGTCTTATTTGGAGACAGCCGGCTGCATCCTCACCAGAACGATAAGCATTGTCATTATTAGCGCTTTCAACATTAATTAAAGCGTTGATTAGCTTTTCGTGAGTGATTTTTTTGGTCTTAATTACAGGTAAATCTACCTTGTAATTAGGTTCTGGAATAGGACATTTGGCTGCTATCATAGGCACACAAAATGCTATTGTTATGATTTTCTTTTTCATACTTAAATGTACAAAAAGGAAATTGGAACTCCAAATTTTTATCGGTTTGTTATGTATTCTTCTCCATTGTCTTCTTCATCCCATAAACCTAAGTCTTTAAGATGTTCAATGTGGGAATCATCCATTTCCCAATCAGGAGTTTCATCGTTGTTGTATTTGTTTTCTGTAGTGAAGTCTTCCATTTGGTGTAATTGATTTTCACTCCAAACATTACCAATATTAAGAAAATAACAATTGTAACATAATAATTCAAGGTTACCTAAAACCCAATTACGTTTGTTTCCGTCTTTAAA